TGGAAGGTATTGTCAGAGGATGAAATGAGACAGGAGAAAAATCAACTCAAAAACAAAATAGCTAGTACTCTCGAAGATAAGGCTGTGAAGAGATTTAATAACAACAAAAATGCTGTAGATAAAAAAATAGATAGTATCGAAAAAGAACTTGGAGTCTCCATTGTTGATAAAGATGAGCGAGAGAGCTTGGCAAGGAGTTCAAAGATATGGATTTTACCTGATAACTATATAGAGGAATATAAGTTTCTGTTGAATTATTTTGTTCGAGGTGATTCCGATTCAAATGCATGTGTTTAGAAGCGACTATCAGTTCCCAAACTATATACCTTTTGGGAACTGCATTAAATACAATAAATAAAAAATTTTATTTTGGCTATGTAATTTTTCAATCGTTTTGCGATAATTATATATAGGGGGTGTTTTACGTAAGAATAGAAAACAACAAAGGGGAGATAAATGAAAATTGAAAAAATAAGGAATCGAGAAATATTGGACACATCATATTTTTCTGAGAGAGTTGAGAGTAATGGCGAATTGCTTAAAAAGAAAATTGATTTACTTTTGTGCTCTAATGAGAGTTCAAGAGGGCACGAAAGTAAAGTAGCAGAAATTGAGGAAATCATAGATTGCACTGCAAATTGTATGAATCACATTTTTGAAATCGAGGAAGAATATGACTTGGAGTATGATGAGACAATGTGTCAAAAGTCAAATGGGGAGGAAATGTATGACCAATAGGGGGAATAGAAATTGTATCTACATTCCTAGCATAGATGCAAAGGATTTATATTTAGCCAATAATTTTGTTGAGGGGCAAAATGATATTGGTTACTCTCTCACTACACAGTCAGGTGAAGTTAATTTTAATAAATATATCAACACCTTGGACTTTAGTTTGGATTTATTAAAGCTAAGAGAAATTGCTGGGGAAATATATAAAAAAGGAAAGTATAAGAAAGACAAGCATTTATTTTCTTTTGTGGAGAATGGCAAAGAATATAGCAATAAGGTCATTAATGTTACTTTTAAATACAGCATTAAGGCATTTAATAAGGTTGCCAATGATATTTATGTTAAACAAGGGTATGATTTGAGACAGCTAAAATTTAGTAATTGCATTGCATATGACAGCTCTGGTGGACATATTGTAGGAATCATTACAAACCAGCCAGTTGAGATGGAGCACTTACTTTATGAGGATGAGCTACCAAATAAATTTGCTATTGGAATAAATGACGATGCAGAATACATTTATACAACAGCCAATCAAAAAACAACTGTGCCTGTTGAGGATTTAAGAAGGAAACTCTATGTCAATGGCTTTGTATGTAATGGTGTGAAGTACGTTCGATTCAAAAGGTCATCAGGCTCTGCTAGAGTTGGCAAGTGTTTGTTTATTGACGAAAGATTATATGACAAATTTCATGAATGGGAAATGTGTGGCTTGGATATTAAAGAGGGTGATAATGTAGACCTTGCAGCTTTAGAATCCTATCTCTCACTATCTTCAAGTAGTGCAATTGATTTAATTGATATTAAACCTGAGAACATTCTTGTCATTCCAGACTTTGATTCAAAGTTTAAGGAAAGAGCTGTTATTGTGGAATATGGCTCTGGTTCTGCATTAACTACAAGAGAGGGATATGTAGATATATGCAATTCCATCTTTGATGGACAGTCTATGATTGATAGAAGTATTATGGGTAGATACAAAGACAAGGGCATGATTCTAATTAGGAATCGCTTCTTTAAATCATGCTGTTTTAATACCAACCTTCAGAAATGGTTTTTTGACAATAATATAAAATCCATATCTGATTTGCATAGCGAAGCAATAACCATGGCGACAGATATAAAGCAAATTAAATTAGTAACTACTCCCAACAGCATAAAGTATTTAAAGTTTGCTAGCATTGAGAAATGGCTGAGTGAAATAGATTCCATTTTTAGCATTGTGAAGTATGAGAAGAAAACACGATTTTTTGATGGTAAATTAGTTCAGGCACATTATCAACTATTAAATACTTTGCAGCTAAATGAAGCTGATGCAAAGGAATTGCTAAAGGACTCTTTGGATTATTTGGACATGCTCAATACTGATACAGATGTTTTTAAACATCATGTGAAATGTTCGATATCTGATTACATTAAAACAAACGCTGCCAAAGATAAAAACGAACTAGCCTACATGATGATGAATTTATCTGATACATTTTTTAAGACTAAAATGTTTCGTGATTTTAAAAGAGCTACTTGTAAGTCATACTTGAGCAACCTTAGAAAAGGACATGTGTTGATTGACGGCAATTACTCTGTGTTGTTTGGAAATCCTTTTGAGATGTTATTACACTCAATTGGCAAGTTAAATGAGTCTACTATTTCATCCTTGCAACCAGGGTGTGTTCATACTACCAGATATGAATATGATAAATATATATTGCAGTGCAGAAGTCCACACATTTCAATGTCTAACATATTAATTTCAAAAAATGTTGAACACGAAATGATAGATAAATATTTCAACCTCACAAGTGAAATAATAAGTGTCAATGCTATTAATGAGAATTTATTAGAAACGCTCTCAGGAGCTGATTACGATTCCGATAGTACATTAATTACTGACAATGAAATTCTGCTTAAGGCTGCAATAAAAAATAATAATGTATTTCCTGTTCCAGCAAATCATGTTGAGGCCGAAAAAATAGACAGGGTATTTTCCAATTGTCAAAAAGCAGATTTAGACCATAGAACTAGCAACAACAAGATTGGTGAGGTAATAAATTTATCACAAGAGCTTAATACGATTATTTGGCACACTGTAAACAACTCAAACAATCAGATGGCTGATTTGTGTTACGAAAAAATACTGGCAATATATCATGACGTTTGCATTTTGAATATCTGCTCAATGGTAGAGATTGATAAAGCAAAGAGGGAATTTAAAGTTTCTGTTGACGATGAGTTGAAAAAGATAAGAAAGCGGTGGTTAGAAAAGATTGACTCCAAAACAGTAAAACCTGCATTCCTGGATTATATATCTGCAACCAAGGGATTTAATAATAATACAACCATTAGTAAGTATTTTGATACTTCAATGGATTATATTATAAAGCAACTTAATCAATACCGCTCTCCAAGGCAATGCGGAATTACTGTTCCATTTTCGGACTGTTTTGATTTTGATGATTTTGACAATTGCAAGGTAAACAGACGACAACTAAATAGCATCATCTCTATGTGTTACAACATGAGGGGGCGAATTGCTAATTTATATAATGGCAAGTTTCATTACACTCAAAATGAAAAGGCTTTGCTAACCCAAAACTATAAAGAAGCTTTGATACACGAAGTATCGAATATGAAGATTACACCTCATACACTTTTAAAATTACTGACGGTTGTAGACTGCAAAGAGCATTCGACAATAAGAAATACTTTATTTGATTTATTGTTCACATCTCATAATAACTCAGTAATAGACTTGATAAATAATGTGAGGCCATCAAGAAGTTATATAGAAAAAAATGACAATGGAGAGCTGTCTTTATATGGTGTGAGATTTAAAAAACAGATAGCATAATTGATTCAAATTGCTGATTTTATTCACAATTTTTAAGTGGTGACCTCCCTCTAATCCAGTAATACCAAGGGTTTCCAAGTTTTTAGAATTTGGAACATATGAAGGGTGTGCTTTTTCACTAGTAATATCCTTGCGATGTTAGAGGTCTTCATAGTTTTTTATGGTGGTTTCACGATGGGCTATTATCCATCCATCGCTTCAAAGGAGAGTGTAAACATTGCACACTCTTCTTTTAAAAAATAAATTATAGAAAGTGGTGAATCTAAATTAAGCTAATTTCAAAAGATGAGGTTGATAAACTTATCGCCAAAGGAATCCTTCGGAATACTCATGAGGGTTATGTTAACGCCAAAGGGCATCGTATTGGATTTTATAAAACAAAAGGCGTTGCACAAAAAAGGTGGATTGAAGATAAGTACGCAGATAAAGCCAAAAAAATTTAATCAGTAAAAAGTTAATACTTTAGAGTTGGAAGATATACTCTTTCATCTAATTAATCAGGGCGTGTTGTGTTATACATACATGCCTTATTTTTTTTGTTCAAAAGAAAAGGGGAGCTTAAATGGCAAAAGTAAATAAGACTGTATCGTTTAAGAATGCAGTAATCTCAAAAGAAGACATGACAATAACAGAATATCTAAAAGATACAATCAAGACATACAGATTGGAAAGTCTGCTCGATGAGTGGAGTGATGTGGAAAATATAAGCCTTACAATTAAGGTTGATGACGAATTACTAGAAGACGAGTAAAGGGGTGAACAATATCATACATAATTATAAGAGATTTGAAAATGAATCAGATGAAGAGCTGATTTTTAGAATATGCAAAGACAAGGAATCCATTGGTTCTTGGAAGCAGGTTGGAGAAATACTTAATGAGCTTACTGGCAACGAGTACACGGAGAGTAAGTACAGGAAGCAATTCCAATCTTTTGAAAAGATGCTTGATGCAAATAGAGAAATGTTTGTTGATGATGATAAGCAACTAGCAGCAATTAGATTGGAAAGACAAGAGATTGTAAAAGAAAAAAGACGGTTGTTTGATGAAAGACTTGACCTAAACCGAAGACTTAGAGAAACCTCACGCATGGAAGGAACAATTGAAAGATTAGAAAATATGCTTACTTCAATAGGCGACACAAGATACCTTCCATACAAAACAGGTGTAAAGCCTCATGATAGCGGAAATGATTTAATTGTGTGCTTGTCCGACTGGCATATAGGGGCTTCATATTATTCTTTTTGTGGCATGTATGACCCTGATATCGCCAAAGAAAGAGTCGCTGAGTATTTAGAGCATGTTTTGGAAATTCAAAAAACTCATAAAGCTGAGAACTGTACTATTGTGTTGTTAGGAGATATGGTGTCAGGGAATATTCACAAAACAATTTCCGTTACAAATCGAGAAAATGTCATAGAGCAAGTAAAACTTGTTTGCGAATTAATTGCTGATTTTGTTTATTCTCTAGGCAAGGCAGATATATTTAATAAAATCAAGATACATTCTGTTGGTGGAAATCATAGCAGAATTGAGGCCAAGGCAGATGCTTTGATTGCTGAAAGATTGGACAATCTTATTCCGTGGTTCTTAAAGCAGATGCTTCATAACAGCGATAACATCATTGTTGAAGATGAGTATGATGATACATTCTGTTCTTTCTCAATTAGAGACAGGCATTATATTGGAGTTCATGGTGACAAAGATGCAATTACAGAATCAAGTATATCCAAGTTAGTGCTGTGGAGTGGTTTTAAACCTGATTGTGTCATAGCTGGACATAAACACCATGCAGCTATGAATGACGTGCAAGGAATCAAGGTTATTCAATCAGGAAGCCTTGGTGGTTCAGGGGATGAATACACGAGGGAAAAGAGATTGCTAGGAAAACCTACTCAAACAGTTATTGTTGTAAACGAAAAAGGTGTCAAGGCAATATATCCTTTAGAGTTTAATGTTTAGGGAGTGATGTTAACAATAAGGAGAAGGTGAGTTGAAAAACAAATTTAGAGAAAATAAAATTGTACAGCGATTGGCAAAAAAAGAATGGCTCAGAGCTGCTGGAGTTAGAGCCTATAGAACTTTTTTTCAAGCTCTCTCCGCTGGATTGATTGGAACGATAGCTCTTTCAGAAGTAGATTGGAGAGTCGCTATTTCTACTGCCATAATGGCAGCAGTTATAAGCTTAATTCATTCGCTTGGTGGAATACCAGAAGTAAATGAAAAAGCACATGGTTAGGAACGTACTTGAATGTCCTTCGGGCTTCAGGTCTTAATGAAATATAGGGTTATACCCTATTGGGAGTGTAGTTATCATTAGGGATAATGTTTTGTTTTATCAAAGCAAAGTGGGTTCAACTCCCACTACTCCTTTTAATAGTTTTGATTATTTTGCCTGTGATAGCACAGCAAAATTGAATAAACTATCTGGCTATAATTAGCTACTCATAAGCCGTACAACTCTCCCCCTTGTTGTACGGCTAATCAATTATATAGAAAGTAGGTGAGGGGTATACCGACAAAGAAAAAAACAAAGGTTCATAAAACCAAAGTATGTGTGTGTTGCAAGCCTGAAGACTCACTTAAAAAGATAGCGGACTTTTATGCAAGCAAGAACCCATACCATGCCGATGGTCGTGTTCCTTGGTGTAAGAAGTGTATCATCACTAACGCCACAACAGTCAATGGAGAAATAGATGAAGATAAATTCAAATCAGTACTAAGGCAGTTAGATAAACCTTATTATATTGATTCTATGGATTCAGCAATAAGACAGTTAAAAAAAGAGAGGCCAGAGATACCTGAAGAGAATGTTCGTTTTTATGGCGATAAGATTATCGGTGATTACTTTAAAAATATTAATTTAAAGCAATTTCAAGGGAAGACTTATGCAGATAGTGAGAATGAAGGATTTGTCAGAAAAACCATGGCAACTGAATCGGAGCTGAAGAGGGAGTTGAGGCAAGCCGTTTATTTTGACACCAATATAAAACAGGAATTGCCTCTTGGCGATTTTGAGGTAACAGATGAAATGATTCATCTATTTGGTGATGGCTACACAGAGATTGAATA